AAGCCGAATAGTGCATTCAAACCTGGCTCTAACTCTTTTACGAGTTGTGCTCTTGATATTGCCATTTTTTATCTCCTATTCTATGGTTAACTTGGTGTTACAAATTCACAAAGGTTTTGTACTACTACTACAGTTCCAAAAGGCACAAGAATGTCTTCATTCTCAGGGTCTTCTGCTTGTCTTAATAGTCTCCATTGTGATGCAGTTGCTGATGTATTACCAATGTCTAGTGTTTGTGATGATCTTCCAGTAACAGTACTACCTGCTACAGCAGAACTTTGATAAGTTTCCATAAAAGCAGCTTGTGGTGTTGCTAAACTTGCAGTAATTGCATAGTTTTGGAAAGGATTATCATTTACAAACGCATCTACATCAGTGTTATTATCAGTTGCAGTATTTGCTACATACATGTTACTAAACGTTGGCTTTTGTGTATTAGCCGCAGTAAAGAAACATCCGTTGAATACGCCAATAGTTTTACTATTAACGGCTCCAACTGTCATATATCCAGCTGCAGTTTGAACCTGCGTGCCGAGAAATATGTTAGTTGCATTGCCATTATCGATTTTATACTTTGACTGTCCAGACGTTGCAGGTGTATTACCTAACGTACTGACAGGTGTAAAACCCATTCCGGCTACATTTCTATTTGCCATGTTATTTTCTCCTTATGAACCTGCCTTCCGAAAAAGGCCTCCAGTTCGGTTAATGTAATTCGTTGGAGAAAGAAATATTATTTCTTGCTGCCACCGAAGCTTTTGCTAGAACGCTCGACACTCATCGGCATTCTTCTGTCTTGATCCCTAAGCAAGTCGTTGTTTACTGCTTCGTCTTGAGCATCTGTTTGTTTCGCTTGATACTTTAAACGTTGCTGCGCGAGTTCTTCGGGTATCCTTGCCAAGACAAGGCCTCCCACTCCTATGACCCCAGCGAATTTGCCATCTTGTACAACAGGAAAGTCAGATTCTTCATACTCATCAGCTCTCACTAATTCGTATCCGGCTCTAAGTCTACCATGTAAATTTTTGGTATCTTGAAAGCCCATCGATTCTACTCTTATCCATCTGTGTACAAAGCCATCTGGCGCTGTAGGTGCATCAAGTGATGATGGTGGCTTATACTCTTTAGGTCGTTCAGTTTTCTCCCTAGTATTTGCCGCACGAGAAGTTTTATTTATTGTTTCTTTTGTCATATGCTTATGCTCCTTCCGTGAGTTTTAATTGTTTTGCATATTCTTCGAGTGGCACTCCTAATTTTTTAGCTATTGCTACCTGTGAAGAAGTGAGTCTCACAGTTTTGCGACCAGGTTTTGAGCTTCTGTTAGCCGAAGCTACCGACTGAACGGCCCTGTTCGATTGCTTATTATCATTATTACCAAATTTATGCGGAAAGTCAACTCTTATACGCTTATCGACTTCTACATAGTAATCATCACTCTTAGGATCATAACCTTCTTTTTCTACTAAATCCTTGTGAATTTCGAAAGCAGTAAATGTCATGGCTCTATCTTTTCCAAACCATTCATTTTTTGCTGCCCAATCTTCAGCCATAGGATCAGCTTCTGGAAGTGATCTTGGAGTTTGTCTTGGTAAGTTTCCACCGTCGGATAGTTGCACAGGCTCACCCTGTTCAACCGTTTTTGTTGTTTTACGTTGCTCTATTTTAGCATTCTCAAAAGCTAAAGAAGCAATTCTTTTATTAGCTTCGACTTGAGCTGCCGCATCACCAGATTCAATAGACATGGCAAGTTCTTTTTGCGCTGCATCTAATCCAGTTTTTAGGTTAGTTTCAAATCTAGCTTGGTAATCAGAATCAATCTTATCAAATCTTGATTGATCTAATTTTCTTTTTTGATCTATAGCTTCTGCGTATTGAAGTGCTGCTGCTTCTCGTCTTTCAGCTTCTCTCATCTTACGAGTAAGTTTAGCAATTCTAGATTGTACACCTGTGCTATATTCTTCTAATTTCTTGTCTTCCTTTGTTTCCTGTACTACTTCTTTTACTGTTTCTTGTTCCGTGTTTCCTGAATCGGTATTAACTACCGCTTCCTCTTTTGTTTCTTCTAAAGATACATCGACCTCTGGTCCTGATGTATCTAAATCTACCTGTACTTGACTAGGTGATTTTTTATCTTCGTCTGGCATAGTTTCTCCTTTTCTACTATGTTAGTATTTGTGCAAGATATCTGTTGGATCTTGTACAGTTGCGAGTATCTCATCGTCGTTTAATAGACGAACTTCTCCACCTTCGATCTCGATTCTTGATCCGGCGTAACGAGCAAAGACTACCCAGTCTTTGATCTTGCACCATGGACCATGTGGAAATTTATTTTTATCTAAATAACAATCAGGTCCCATAGCAATAACGCTTCCGCACTGCGATGCAACTTGTTGTCTGTCGATTGTTTCCTGTCCCATAAGAATTCCTCCATCAGTTCTTTCTTTCATTCTAAAAGGTAGAACTAACATTCTCCATCCTGTAGGTTGGGGTAACTTTGTAGTTTCTTTAGTAACTTCTTTCTTAGGCTCTGCTTTATATTTTTCTTCTAGAGCAGGCTTAAGTTTTGGGATCTCTTTTGAGATCGATGACTGTTCCTGTGTTTTCATTGTCTTCCTTATCGTTTAGCAGGTTGTTTATTTCCTGGCGCACTGATTCCAGTGCATTTATCTGTCCTATTATATACTTATAAGTCTCCATACTGTCAACCCCTCCGGACGTAACAGATAGAGCTAATTGATTTACTCTTCTATCTAGCGCTCTTCTTAGTTTACTTACTAATTGTTCTGGTTCCACGTATAACTCCTTTTAAAGTTTTAGCTTGTTTAGCATGTAATTTAGAAGCTTTTTTTAAACCTTTAATTACACCCTTGACTGCTTTTTTCTTTTTTAACATTTCCATCTCCTTCTAGCTTGACGGATACGTGAGTTAGGATCGTTACGTGTTTTTGCTGACGAGTTTCTTAATTGACCTGCGCTTCTTGCACAGTACGACGTACGTCGGTTTGCAGCTTTTGACCCTTTTTTCACTTTACCAGTCACGGCTGTTTTTAATTTACTTCCAGGGTTTGCAGCCCTGTAAGCTTGTACACCTTTAGCTGTCATTCCAGCTCCAGATTTTGTTGATCGATAATTACCACCTTTGGTAGTAGTTTTTCTAATAGGATTTTCGGCTCTACCGCCAGACTTTAATGGTTGTCTTGTTTTGTAATTTTTTACGCTGGGGCTTGATTTGTACATGTGCAATCCTTTAATAAATCCCCACATCTAACACAGTGTGTTTGAACTGGTGGAACGTCTTTACATTCACATCTTTTACCAAAAATTTTACAAATTATTTTGTTTATAAAGTCTTTCATTATTTTTTAAATCCTTTTAATGTTTTAGCAAATCTAGCACGTTGACCCATCTTGCCAGGTTTCTTTGCAGCAGCATTTAATTTTGCAGCAGGAATCTTTTCACCTTTTTTAATACCTAAAGATTTTCTTAAAGATCCTGGTTTCTTAATTGCTTTTTTAATGTTTAACATTAATCTTTTTTTGCTGTCTTCGCCGAATCTCTTAAAGCTTTGTCTGTAACAGATCCTTTACCTGGTTTACTTGTGCCTCTTTTTTTGGCTCTGTTCATGTAATAATATAAACCTTTTTTAACAGTACGTCCGTCTTTAGTTTTGTATGTAGCTTTACCACCATCTTTTTTAGAATCTCTAAATTGTCTTCCCATTCCTTTAGCCATGCCTTTAGCTCTAGCTCTTTCAAAACCGTCAGTCTTACCATTCTTATTAATATCTCTAGGTGTAATTGGTCCACCATCAGCTTTACCCATTCTTCTATCAGAACGAGTTCTACTCATTTGTTTATCAAACTGCTCTTTCATTCTAGCAGTCTTCTGAGCTTTTTTAGTCGTATGAACTGAAGGTTTAACAGATGAAATAGTCGGTGATGTTTTTTTACCACCTTTCATGATTGCTCCTAATCCTCTAAGTGCAGCACCCATTCCCATTATTTTATCTCACATCCTCTGCCACGTTTGGCAGCACCACCACTTTTGTAATTAGTTCTTCCACCCATATTCATCATTTTTGCGTCACGGGGTTTTTTTGGTTTAGGACGTGTAGGTCTAGTAGTTTGACTCTCTTTTAAAGTTTCTAATAAATCTTTCATTTTTCTTTTGTGGTTTGTAGCTCTTTTGTTTACTCCACTTCTAGTTCCAGTTCTTCCACCTTTAGCTTTAAGTTCTCTAACGATTCTAGATTTTTCATCTGAAAGATTAGCTTTACCTTTTTTAGTATCTGCTTTTTCAGCGTCCACTCTTCCAAGTTCTTCTAATTTATTCATTCTTGATGAATTCATTATTTTGATCCTCTCGACTCGTCTCTTCTAGATTTATAACTTTGTGATTTAGTAGATTCTTTACCATCTCTTGATCCTAAAGACTCATCTAATCTGTCGTTAGCACCTTGTTTTTTAATACTTCCACCTTTAGCTTTTTTAGCTCCGTAAGGAAACCTTACTTTATATGGTCGTGTTCCAAAATCGTCTCTCATAATATTTTCTCCTAAGTTACTTATTCTTTATCAGATGTGTTGCCTTAAGTCCATAGACACTAGCAATTACTCCGACAAAAATTGTTTGGTACCATAGTGGTAAATTTCCAAAGTGGACAAAGAATAACTCCATTTTTTCCATATGTACAGGATTATCTGACCAGACTGACCATCCCAACATTACGATCGGGATTGACAATAAAATTAAAATAAATTCGTCTTTCCAATCTGAATTTCTAGATTCTAAAAGTTTTCCCTGGTAAGCTTCTTTTCCTTCGGCCATACGAGAGGCGTGCATAAGCTGTGCATCTGACATAGCCATTTTCGTTCTCTGCTTGTTAGCATAAATTTTACTTCCAGCAGAAACGGCTAATTTAATTGCCGATAACCACATGTTAGTACCAAGTAGCCTTTACAGGACGTTTTTCTTTTCGGATGGCTTTTGTGCCTCTAACTTCAACAATGTCACCAGTAGCGATTCTTTGGTTAGATCCTCTAATGCTAGACTTAGCTCTAGGGTCTTTAATTAAGTTTTGAGATGGAATCTCAATCTTAACACCACCGCTTGCGTAACCGTCTTTGTTTACTCCGATAGGTTTTGTTATTTTCATATTTTCTCCTTAATGATTTTATATATTAACTTCTTGGACCTTTCAAGGTCTTTACATCTTTAGACTTCATTTTATCTGTATACAGCTTAGTTCGAGTAGATAATAGAGCTTTATCCATAGTAGTGTCCGCTCTTAAGTTAGCTAACTCTTCGTTTTGAGCAAGTTTTTTATCTTCTTGTGTTTTAGCCTGCATCATTTTTAATCTATCTAAAGCTATTCTGTTTTCATCTTCTGTTGCTTTTCTTTCAGCGTCCATTGCTTTAAGATCAACTTCTCTTTCTTTAAGAGACAATAAAGGATCATGATCAAAATGAGATGTAATTTCTTTTTCTTCTTTCATAAACTCTTCAGTCATGTCAGCAATTAATACAGCTTTTCTAGCTTCAATTGTCTGAGCCATTTGTTGTAACTGTTGCTGGGCCCCTGGATCTTGAACTGCAGCTTGTTGTAATTGTGGCATCATTTTAAATTCTTCTGGGAACTCTAACTGAACTTGTTCCTGAGACATTAAAGAAATATGTTCTAAGATATTTTTTTCTAATGAAGCAATTACACTTGGATTGTTTCTAACAAAGTTAGTTGCCATAAAGTTTAAGTGAGCTGTAACGTGTGCTCTATGATCTTGACCAGGAAATGCTTGAAAAGGTTTTTGACCTAAAGCATCGATATGTTCTAACGCCGGATCTTTAGGTTGATTCGGTGGCGGTGGTGGTAAAATTCTATCAATGTCTTTTACACCAATCGCTTGATACATAGATCTGTACGCATTGTACATATTGTGCATTTGTGGATTAGTTTGAGCTAATTGTAATTGTGTTTGAGCTAGTGTTACACGTTGTGACATAGAAAATATATTCGGATCAGCAACAGGTAAAATATCTACTCTATCATCAAAGTCTGTTAACTTAACATTTCTTGATGCACCTGGAACATCGTAAGGATATTCAGGCGGTAAATACGTAGCAAATGTTTTTGCAAGTAGTTTAAATTCTTGTTTTAAACCTACGTACAGTCGTTTATGGATTGCTGACATTACTCTTGAACCACGTTCTAAAAGAGCTACGGTCGTACCAACAGCGGCCTGTTGATTCCCGTCCCCAACCTGCATGTCAGCAATGGACGCGAATCTTTGTCCAGCTTCAACTACAATTCCCATCAACTGTAATAAAGTTTGTGATGGTTCTTTGTATGGTAAGAAAACGAAAGCATCTTTTAGATTTCCACCTGGAGTATCTACATCTTTAAATTCTCCTGGTTGAATAGCGACAGCGTCATCTCTGACTCTAACACCTCTTTGCTTAAATCCTGCGGGTAGGTTTGATAATGTCCCAGCATCTAATAACTGACGGAGAGCCGCCGTTGCAGTACGACTCAATCCGCCAATCATATGTATTAATCCTAAACCATAAAATCCTAGTCCTGGCAGAAATTTAAAATGGACAAAATATTGGATCTTAAGTTTTTTTGGATCATTGGGCGCAAAGTTTCGTCTAATAGACAAAACTTTCCTACTACCTTCTTCGATTGTTACGATGTAAGGCAATTTTATTCCTGTTGGTTCTCCGTCAGAATCAACATCTTCAAAACCTTCTATGTCTAGATTAACGTGGCATTCTAGAATTGTGTATAGAGATTCTGTTCTTTGTGTTTTTTGAATTCCTTCTATTTCTCTTTCCTTCTCCTTCAGTTCATTTGTAATTGTACCTGTAGGTTTAGTAAGTTCGATATCAGAATAAAAGCCAGCATACATTTGCTTACGCAAATCATTCTCTGACATTTTTACTACATGGATGACTGCTTCCGCATCGTCTAATGAGGTAGCCGTATACGGAACAACAAGGTCATCTGCAGGGATGAACTTAGAAACCGCTCTTCCCAATAAATCGTCGTAATAAATTTTTTTAAATGTTGAACCTGATAATGGTAAGTAAAATAACATTTGATCAAACTCAGGTTCGTATTCTTTCATTTGATCCATTATTTGAAAGTTCATAAAATTTTTAACACGTTGTGATTGTGCTTCTTTTTGTGGAGTACTATTACCCATCACTTGTGTTCTGACCGGACCATCTGCAGGTAGTAATTCTTTATAAGCTAAAGCTTGGAACTGTGTAACCGCTTCTGCAAGAACCGGGTGAGTTGCACCACTAGCTCCTTGGAAAGGTTGAGTTCTATCTGTGTATTTAAATCCTAATAACTCTAGACCAACAATATAAGCTCTTTCCCATTCTGCACGAGAAAATTTATATTCCATGTAATCAGATTGTAATTGACTACCCATGGCATCAGTATCTTCTTCTGGAAGTATTTCGTTTAAGTTTGCAAAATGATCTTCACCTGCATCTAATTGTTCACCAGCTGTTGGATCAAAGTCAATGGTTGCTCCACCATCTTCTTCGTCAGTAATTTCTACTGGTCCTGATTGGTTATCTATCTCTAATTCGTCTGCAACAACTTCTTCCTTAACATCAGTAAGGTCATTTGGACTGCCGACGTCAGGGAGAGATTTATCTATATCTGCCATATTTATTCTCCTGTATTGGTTTATCTTGTTTTTTATTTTTTATCAACCCCTGAGGATTTGGTCCTCGCAACGGTGGGATCGCGTTGAACTTAACATGTTTCATGTTTTTTACAAGTGTTGGATTTTCTTTTTTCATTATATTTTCCTTTTTAGACTGGCTAGTCCACCTTGTGCATAACCTCTAGGGTCTCCTATTGTTATATCATCTTGAATAATACCCGAATTAATTCTTTCTTTTTTTCTTTTATCTTCGTCGTCTATAACCTCTTGCTCTACATCTAACCCTAGTTGCATAGCATCAGTAAACATATTTTCATCAAATATTTGTGGTGCTTGAGGTTGGTCCATAGTGTGTTTATCAAAAATGCTATTTGTTTCATCTACTTCTGCTCTGTAAACATTTCTCATTCCTCTTGGCAATTTCAGATTATATAATTCAGTTGGAGAGTACATACTTGTTTTTCCTATTGTTTCTTTTTTAGTAATACTACTTCCTAAATCTACTACTCGGTTTACGTCACTTATTAATTCGATTGTTGAATCACTTAAACCTTTTTTCTTAGCATATTCGTCAAACTCTTCTTCTGCTGATTGACCTGCTCCAAGAAAACCTAATAGTGTATCTCCCAATATTCTTTTACCACTTGCTCCTCTTAAAAAAGCAGGAATAGCAAAAGCTGATTCAAATAATATTTCTCCAGGTATACCGAATCCTCTTAAAAAATTTCCAAACTTTTTAGCGCCTGCACTTTGAAATAATTTTCTAGCATTTAATTT